CAGTAACTCCAGCGCTAAATAACGTCGCTCTTACAAGCAACGTTGCAACGTTCATTACTTCAGCAGCCCATGGCTATGCCGTTGGTCAGTCTGTAGATATTGAAGGTCTTGTTAACGGTGGCGGAGATGCCGCTGCAGATTCAGACCTAAATGACTCATACCTAATCGTGTCTGTTTCACTGGGGTCAGTATTTACAGTTGCAGTTACACACGCTGACATCGTTGACCACGCAGTTTCTGCTGGTACCGCAAAGGTAATTGCAAAGGCTGGAACCATCAAGACTCAATCCGTTGCAGCAGGTGCAGCAACGAAGTCAGTTGGCGCAGCAGTTACAATCGCACCATACTTCGATATCATATGGTCATAATTCGGTAAAATGGTACGTCCTGTAGGCGGTAGAGCATCCAATAAACGGATGCCTCTGCCGTCTTCACAGGAATTAATGCATGCAATTTCTGGACAATTTTCTTCTAGCCAACTTAGTGGTATGGGCGAGATAATTAGTCATGACTGGAAGGGTCTTCCAACGGCCGCGTCATACGGTGCGTTTGATGAAATAATCTCTGTAATAAATTCCAACGATACTATGAACTACTTTACGACAGATAAACAAGCAGATGGTGGTTACAGAAACCTGGCAGGAAAGTCTAGATTTGTTGACCCTAGTACCCGCCAATTTTATGATGTTAATCAGTTAACGGGGGATGAAACAATCCCTGGGTTTTCTGGAGCGCAGAATGAAGAAGACACCTCTCCTGCACAATTAACAGTTGTCCCAACATCCACAACTAATTCAGAAAGACCACGTACCGTAGCCGCTGGCTATGACAAGAACGATGAGAAGATAACCGTAGTGTTTCGTGACGGTACCTTCTATAACTACTATGAAGTAACCCCAAGTGAGTGGCAGGCATTTAAGTCACTCGTATCTAAGGGGCAGTATATTTATCGGTATCTAGATTTTAAACCTCGTGGACCAGCAGATGTCTCTACACTATCTCAGTCATCTAGAAGAGCCTTCTACAGGTTTAGCCGAGCATCACAAGTTCACTACAAGGGTAAACAAACTAAAAACAAGAGAGCGTAATAATGCCGAAGGTACATAGCATCGGACCAGCGCACTTTGTACAGATAACAAACTTTCCCTTTAAATGGGGGAAAAAAATCATTGTCAGGGGTTGGACTCAGGAGATTGAGCCACCATTCAGAACTTCCGACCCACTCATAGTACGCTTACCCTATTATAAAGCGCTAGTATTTGGACGATGGACTGGAACCAAAACTGAAGAAGAGGCACTTAATGGAGCACTACAAAGGCGGGATTTAACTTATGAGGATTTTACGGAAGAAGCGGGATGGACACCTGCCCCAGACTCGGATAGAAAAGAGAGTCTCGAAGATATCGACGCCAGATTTAGTAACGTGGATGGAACAGTCACTGTACATAATTGGCAAACACATTACAAACTGGCAACGTCAATCGAGTGACGCAGATTTAGACGAGGTACTAATGGGTTCAGAAGCCTTCTACGCAATTGCTAAGGAGTTAAAACGACGAACACAAACGATACTATGACAGACATTAGCGATAAGTTTGAAGAGATAACCCCAGAGTTCTACCTTCAAAATGAAGAGCATATTGAAGACCCGTTAGATGACCAGTTAGATGAACTCTCGCAACAATTTGTTGACAGACTAATCGACAAGATTATGGACTTTCTTAAGGTACTCGTTGGTCACGATTTGCACACTTATCAAAAGCCACTAGCAAGGCGTATCATTGAGTCTGTCATCATTAACGATGGCGAAGAAGTTACTGCGTTAGCATCACGTCAGTCTGGTAAATCTGAAACCGTTGCAGATACAGTTGCAACTCTAATGATACTGCTTCCACGACTAGCGTTGTTGTACCCAGATTTATTAGGAAAGTTTAAAGACGGTCTATGGGTAGGATTATTCGCCCCAACAGAATCTCAAGCAGAAACTCTATTTGGTAGAACCGTTACCAGGTTAAGTTCTGAACGAGCAGTAGAAATTATGGACGACCCAGAAATTGATGATGCTGCTACCAGAGTCGGTGGAGTAACGCGACAGATTAAATTAAAAAACTCAGGTTCTACAATTACAATGATGACAGCCAACCCTCGCGCAAAGATTGAATCCAAATCTTTTCATCTTATTATTATTGATGAGTGCCAAGAGGCAGATGACTTTGTGGTCGCTAAATCTATCTCCCCTATGCTGGCCTACTACGCAGGAACAATGGTAAAGACAGGCACTCCTACTACAAATAAGAACAACTTCTATCGCTCTATTCAACTAAACAGACGGCGCCAAACAAATCGCGGTAATCGTCAAAACCACTTTCAATGGGATTGGAAAATTGTTGCTAAAGTTAACCCAAATTATGAAAAGTTTATAAAGAAGGAAATGCTAAGAGTCGGTGAAGATTCAGATGAATTTCAGATGTCGTACTGCAACAAGTGGCTACTCGAACGTGGAATGTTTGTTACCTCTACAGTTATGGATGAACTTGGGGATACCTCTCAAGAGTTAGTAAAAACATGGCATAAGACCCCCGTTGTCGTCGGCGTCGACCCCGCACGTAAGACGGACTCGACAGTGGTAACTGTTGTGTGGGTTGACTGGGACCGACCTGATGAGTTTGGTTACTTTGACCATCGTGTTCTTAACTGGCTAGAGATTCAAGGAGATGACTGGGAAGAGCAGTATTTTCAGATTGTTAACTTTCTTAGTAACTATGACGTCCTAGCAGTTGGTGTAGATGCCAATGGTGTAGGTGACGCGGTCGCTCAACGATTAAAGTTATTATTGCCTAGAACAGAGGTTAAGGCAATTACATCTAGCGCATCCGAACAGAGTAAGAGGTGGAAGCACCTTCAAGCGCTAATTCAGCGGAAGATGGTAAGTTGGCCATCACATGCAAAAACTCGCAGATTAAGAACGTGGAAACGCTTTTACCAGCAGATGGTAGACGCCGAGGTCCAATACAAGGGTCCTAACTTTCTAGTCTCCGCTCCAGATGAATCCTACGCCCACGATGACTTTGTGGACTCTCTATCGATTGCCTGCTCCCTCACCCAAGATTTAGTGATGCCAGAGGTTATTGCCTCGTCCAATCCTTTTTTCTAGTTAAACAACATTTTTATTAAAAAGGGTGGAAAAATATACCTAGGAAAAGGCCTTTCCGATTAAACATAAGGAGTCTACAAATGACAATTGCACCAGCACCTCGCTTCCCAGAGCGTGCACCACAGATTTACGAGCGCAAAGGTGCCGACAACTCAACACGTCGTGGACCACTTCGCTTTGAAGAAGGAATCGCAACTGATACAGATGTCCCAAATGAGTTTCAAAAGGGAATGATGCAGGGAATGATTTCCGCTCAAGGTCGACCAAACCGTAATGCAAACGTATTCGAGAAGCCTGCTGCAGAAACACTGGCAGAGCGTGCTCACGTAGGTTCTGCTGCATGGGTAGAAGCACCAACATTCCTTGGTGAGTTTGCACATGGAACAATGAACGATTATTCTGCTGCTCAAATTGAGGTAGTTTCTCGTTCAGGTGGTCGTACTCAACGTATGAACCCAACAGTCGTAAACGACTAGTTCTTAACTAAGACCTTTCTTCACCCATGCAGTAGTGTGTGGGTGAAGTTTAGGTACACCTGGAGGAATACCATATGAAGAAACCCGCTAATCCAAAGTTGTATGCGATGGTAGTTGCAATGGCGCGGGCTAAGTACTCCTCATACCCAAATCCTGGCGCATCCAACTGGGTGCATAAAAAGTATATCGCTAGTGGTGGTCAGTTTATTGAAACGACTGAAGCAACTAGACGCGCTGGCATGGCAAAGAAGAAACAAGAAAACGCAGAAAGAAAAGATAATTCAACTAAAAAAGATGATAAGAAAGACGACAAGAAGAAGGACAAGAAGAAGTAATGAGTCGCTCTATACTAACAACGCCATTAATTAATGACTCATTTGTTCCTCCAGAAATTGCAAGCAAAAGAGAACTTCCACACCCTATTCCAGAAGGAACTAAACACGGTCTTTTAACCGCTACTAAAGAATTTGAATTACGGAGTAGACCAGATGGACGGAATCGTTGCTATCAAAAGTTTGTGTGTGATTGTGGTAACGCTCTATTTTTGGTTGGTTACTCAGTGAGAAATAGTAACACAAGGTCTTGCGGTTGCATTCACAGCGCTATGATACGCTCTCGGATGACAACTCATGGGGAGTCCCAAACTAAACTTTATCTCTCTATGATAAGGAACAAACGTAGGGCACAAAAACGGAACTCTAAAACAGAACAGATTCTTAAGGAAGATTTAGATACCATTTTACAAGAGTTTAAAAACCAATGTTGGATTTGCTTGGTAGAGTTAGACGTAGTTCAGTGGGACCATGTTCACCCCCTTTCAAAAGATGGAGCACATGTTCGCTCTAATTTACGTCCAGCATGTAAACACTGCAATAGTCGTAAAGGTTCTATCCATCCTTTTACGGATGAAATGAAAACTAGAATTGCCAATGAGGTGCGGGCATTACGCACTCCACAGGGACATACCATTCCTGACACGGACGGGTTGGAGGTGATAGCGCATGTCATTCCTTGATTTTTCACCACCCTCCTACCGCGCAGCGAGTTCTGATTTGACCATTTCAATTAGCCCATTGGGTTTAGTTGAATTGGCTGATGAAGAATTCGAGTAAGTAGGTTCATGGACCGCGCTTAAATCGCTACAGTTTAAACTGGGCGATGTATTGACTTAGGGCATCACTGGGGCTACCGTAGAGAACAAGGCGAAATGCAAATCGCCGTTAACTACTACCGTGCATTTAATGATTACCTATCACGTTTTACTTTTGGCTTAGGCGTACACTTCCGTTCGCCAAAAGCAACTGAAGCAATTATTCCCGACCGTCTAGAACGTGTATGGGAAGTTGATAATGCCAAGATGCGTGTCCTACTTGAGATGGGACAGCAGGGCGGAATTACTGGCGACTGCTTTGTAAAGGTCGCCTATGAAGAGCCATGGCAAGATTCTGCTGGGCTAAATCATCCTGGTCGTGTTCGCATTCTGCCAATGAACTCGTCATTCTGTTTTCCTGAATTTCACCCACATGACAGAACGCGGTTACTGAGATTTAAACAGAAGTATCGTTTCTGGGGAACATCTCTAGAAGGTACTAGACAAGTATTTACTTACACCGAAATTCTTACTGACGATGTTATTGAAGAATATATTAATGATGAACTCATTGATTCGCGCCCAAATCCTCTTGGCATAATTCCTGTAGTTCATATACCTAACGTTCCTGTTGCAGGTTCACCGTGGGGTCTCTCGGACGCGCACGACATCATCACCATAAATCGCGCATACAACGAAATCAGCACCGATGTCGCTGACATCATTAACTACCACGCATCACCTGTAACGGTAATCATAGGTGCTAAAGCCTCTAACCTAGAGAAGGGTGCTAAGAAGGTCTGGGGCGGACTTCCAAAGGATTCGCAAGTATTCAACTTAGAAGGCGGTGCACAAGGTATCGAGGGCGCCTTAAAATACCTAGAACTATTAAAGCGCTCAATGCATGAACTCATGAACATTCCAGAAACCGCTCTAGGACAAGTTCAAGCAATATCTAATACATCAGGTGTTGCACTCTCTATTCAGTATCAGCCATTGATGAATCGGTACTCACAGAAGGTCGCCCAATACGGTAAGGGTTTAGAAGAAATAAACCACCTTGTATTACGGACACTGGCAATAAAAGAACCAGAGACTCTCATATACAACCCAGACGAAGATGGGCCAATTAAAGAGGGACAGTATGAACGACTAGACCCTAACGACCCCATCACATACCAAAATTATGCACAGTTCCCATCACCACTACCACTTGATAAGTTAATCGCTCTAAACGAAATACAGACCAAATTGGGTATGGGACTAGAATCCAAAGAGGGTGCGCTACGTGCCCTTGGGGAAGAGTTCCCAGAAGAGAAGTTATTAGAAATTCGTGAAGAACTCAAGTCTGATGCCGAGGCTGAGGGCGCCCTTCAATTAATCAAGATTCAAATTCAAAAGGCGATTATGGATATGACTGGCATGATGCCTGGGCCTGATGGCAACACCGCTATACCAATGGACCCTATGCAATTGGGTGATGGCGATGTTATGGGTGATGGTGTTGAGGGTGCCCCAACCGAAGAAAATCTAGCCAATCCAATGAATCAACAGACTGAGGGTATAGAGAAGCAGGCGGAAGCCTCCATCCGTGAAAAACTTGTAACCGATGCCTATGGAACCAAGATTCCACAGAGACGGTCGATTGATAAGAAGTAAATAAATTTCTGATTTATATCAGATATAGCGAGACAAACGCATCAAAATGTTGTGCAATTGTTTCCTACAACCAAGTGGCACGCCGCAAGGCATTCGGACAACGACATAGAAACTATAGGTGACTACAATGGAAATACAAATAGAGACCCCAGAAGCCCTTATTGAAAAATTAAGCGCTCCTGCCCCAACCCCAAGTGAGGTGTCTGTGTATAGCGCAGATGATATGGCAAAGGCTCGTGAACAAGAAAAGTCGAAGTTATATCCTCAGATGGAAAAAATGAAAGAAGAACTTTCACGTCTTTCAAAAGAACGCGAAGAGTTTAATGCAAGAGATGCAGAACGTATAAAACAACTTGCAGACGAAGCAGCAGCAAGAGAAGCACAGAAGAAAGTTGAAGAGGAATCTGAACTTTCTTTTAAAGACCTCCTTAAAAAGAAGGAGGAGGAATTTCGTTCTCAATTAGATAACGAACGCCTCGAACGGGAGCGTGCATTCGCTCTTCTAGACCAGGAACGCAAGTTCCAAGAGTTGAGTAATTATCGTCAAGGAAGATTAGAACAGGAAAGAGATAATATCATTCCTGAATTAATTGACTTAATTGAAGGTAGTACACAAGATGAAGTCGAGCAGAGCATCGCAACTCTTAAAGATAAATCTACTCGAATTTTAAGTTCTGCTCAGCAGGCTATGCAGTCGGCTAGGCAACAGATGTCGGGAACACGTATTACGTCTCCTGCATCAGGACCCCTCGATAATGATTCGGAACAAAACTCGTTTACACCCGAGGCAATTCGGGATATGACAATGTCAGACTATGCGAAACAAAGAGCCAGATTACTTGGCAGCGCAGCATCAAATAGAGGCCAGGGTCTTTTCGGTTAAACCCTCAACCAACTACTATGAAAGGACTTGACCTCAATGGCAAGTGCAATTACAGGTACTGGGCAACTCGCAGGAGCCCCAACCGCTTATTCAGGCTCGAACTCTAGCCTCAACCAAGCAATTCAAACAATTTGGAGCAAGGAAATCTTGTTCCAAGCAATGCCAATCCTTCGTTTCGAACAGTTTGCAGTTAAGAAGACTGAACTAGGTGTAGCACCTGGTCTTCGTGTGAACTTCCTTCGTTACAAGAACTTTGCTGTCGACCCATCACCGTTAACTGAAGGTGTACGTATGACAACAAATGCTCTCACAGCAGAGCAAATCGCTATTACAGTTGCAGAGCACGGCTACGCAGTAGCAGTCTCTGAACTTCTTTTAAACGCATCATTTGATGATGTTATGGCTTCGGCTTCACGCCTACTTGGTCGTCACATGGCTCAATACCTTGACCTTCAAGCACGTGCCACACTCTCTGCAGCAACATCAGCAGTATTTGGTTATGACCGCACAGGTATTGTTGGCGGAGCATTTACTAACTACGATGAAGGTTCTGTAGCAACAAACATCGCTGGCGTTTCAGCAGACCACAAGTTGACAACTGGTGCAATCAAGGATGCTGCACTTACTCTTGCTCGCAAGAACATTCCTCGGTTAGGTGAAACTTACGTTCAGTTCGTTGCACCAAAGCAGTCTAGAGACCTTCGCTCGAACCCAGAGTTCATCGAAGTAACTAAGTACGCTGCTCCAGGAAACTTCATGCTAGGTGAAATCGGTCGTCTTTATGACGTAGTATTTATTGAAACTACACAGGTAAAGAAGATTGTTTCTGGTACACCTGTAGATTACGCTTCAAGTATCGGTGCCCCAGCAAGCCAAGTCACTGTTCCTGTTAAGGCTAACACCTACCCAGGTGGCGGCGGAAACCCAGAAGCAGATGATGCAGGTTCAACTGAAGCACCTTCAGGTACAACTTCTGCAGACATCTATGAATCAATCATGATTGGTGACAACGCATTTGGTCACGCAATCTCTCTCCCAGTTGAACTTCGTGATGGTGGCGTTCTTGACTTCGGTCGTGAGCACGCTCTTGCTTGGTACGCAATCTGGGGACTTGGTGTAATCACCGACCAGGCTATCTGCAAGGTCTACACCGCATAGCATTACAGTAATAAAGTCTGGGGACCATACTCCTTCTTTGGTCCCCAGACACTAACTCACACTATCTTAGGAGAATACACATCGTGCCAACTAAACCTACAAGTCCGCTTGATGCAACAGGCAGAGCAGCGGAAGCAGCAACAAGAAAGAACGCAGACGAATTACGGAAGCGTAAAGATGAACTATCTACCGCTACCCAACTTGAGGAGGAGAGTCTCTCTCGGGATGTATTTGACCCCAAGAAGCCAGATGCTCCTCTTGTTCTAGATGAGATTGAAGATGTCGGAGTAGTTACTGCTAACAACACAGTTATTATTCGTACTATTACTGATATTGATGACATGACTTATGGAGTCGGTAATGACTACACCTTTAAGGCTGGAGTTAAATACCGAGTTCCTGTAGCACTTGCTGCTCATCTTGAACAACTTGGATATATTTGGCGCCCTAATTAAATATTAGGTTCGTCAATAAAAGTCTAATCTCAACTGGATTCCGCCCTCCTCCCAGTTGAGGTTGGACCTTTTTCTTTTACGCGTACTAAAGTGCTAGAACAAGAGATAATCTCTATACATACTCTTTGGAGGTTTCGTGGCTATCCTAGCAAATCTCTCAAACCGTCTACGGTCTGAGATTGGTGATATAGGCAAATCTTTTGTTTATCAGGTTACTGCCGACGGAATTACCAACAGATATCTCATACCGTACTCCCCTCTTGATGGAATGAACCTAGTCGTTACTGTAGACGGTGTAGATGTATCTGCCCTTGTTGAGGTAGAAGAGGCTACTGGTTATGTGGTCTTTGATACGATACCTGAAGATACTAAATCAATTGTCGTTGCTGGAAACTACTACAGATACTTTACTGATACCGAGATAGACCAGTTTATTAGTACCGCATATCTGGAACACACAACGAATCACACCGATGCCTATGGTCGTTCGGTAAGTCTTTCTGCTCTACCTACACTTGAAGAGTACCCAGTAATCGTATACGCATCAACGCTATCGCTATACACACTGGCTACCGATGCATCCTTTGACATTAACGTCTTTGCACCTGATGGTGTAACCATTCCACGTTCTGAACGCTTTCAGCAGTTGATGCAGATGGTGCAGACACGTAAAGACCAATATAAAGAACTCTGTTCACAACTAGGTGTTGGTCTCTTTAAGATTGATGTATTTACATTGCGCCGAACATCTAAGACTACCAACCGCTACGTACCCGTCTTTATGCCTATGGAAGTTGATGACCGCTCTCAACCAATTCGTCTATCTTTACCTCTTCCTACCTATGGCTCAGTCAATGAACCTACAACGGTTGTTACTCAAGACCTCTATGTTTATGAGGGTGATGATTTTACCGCCACAATTAGATTCTCATTTGAACTAGATGACTACACTGCAGCATCTCAAATACGTCTATCACCTGGAAGCCCACATCTGTTACAAGCCTTTGCAACCTCCACCCCTAACGTAGGAGATGAGGATGGGGTTGGTCTTCGTACTCTTCGCCTTACCCTGACCCAAGCACAGACTCGTTTGTTACCTAGCACTTCCTATTACGATGTGCAATTAACGGATTCAGATAACATAACTCATACCTATGTTAGAGGAAAAGTATTTAAGACTCCAGAGATTACAGTCTAATGAAACAATTTATTCGCCCAGGAAATAAAGTCTTAGAAGAACCAAAGGAAGTTGAAGAGATAGTGGTATTAGAAACACAGAGTGTTGTGGGGTTATTAAGCCAACTATCTCTTAAAAAAGTTTAAACTTAATACTTTATATTTAAAAAGACACTGTAGAATTACCCAACGTAGAGGCGTACAAGTATACCCCTGGAAAATATTTCGGTCATATGGAGTAAGTAATGCCTCAGTATGTACGCCCAGGAGAAGCGCTTTCCGCAGTCCTTCAGGATGTAATAGAGATACTTATTCCACAACCACAGGCGGTTGTTGACCAAGTTCTTGTTGTTGCAACATCTGGTGGAGTAACTGGATTAACAGCGCTGGCGTATAACCATCGTCAATTAGTTGCAAGTGATACTTGGACTATCACACATAGTTTAGGCTTTTATCCTAACGTTACAGTCGTAGACTCAGCCAACAGCCTTGTTGAAGGAGAAATCGCTTATACAAATCGGAACTCTCTTATCGCCACATTTTCGGCCTCATTTAGTGGAAATGCATATCTGTCTTAAGGAGACAAAATGGCCCGTAAGTTTTTAACCCCGATTGATTTAAATAAACTCGAATTACAGAATGCAGCGATTCAGAACCTCGCATCTGACCCGTCTAGCCCTGTTGCAGGCCAAATCTACTACAACACGGTGTCTAATGAGATGCGTGTCTACAATGGCAGCGCATTCGAAGCCGTTGGTCTTAACGGGGTAACCGCTAGCGCAGCAGAGATAAACCTTCTTGATGGGGTTACTGCTAGCACAGCAGAGTTAAACATCCTCGATGGCGTTACCGCTACCGCAGCAGAACTTAATTATGTAGACGGAGTTACTTCTGCAATCCAGACACAGTTAGATGCTAAGGCACCTACTGCCTCCCCAACCTTTACGGGTACAGTTAGTGTTGACTCTTCCATCGTATTTGAGGGCGCCACTGCTGATGCTTACGAAACTACCCTTCAAGTTACCGACCCTACAGCAGACCGCACTATCACTCTTCAGAATGCTTCAGGAACTGTTGCCTTCTTAACGGATATCTCCGCATCAATTAGTTCTACTGATGATGTCCCAGAAGGAGGCAATCTCTACTTCACTAATGAGCGTGTCGATGACAGAGTAAATGGCCTTATTGTTGCAGGCACTGGTCTTGATAAGACTTACGATGATGTGGCTAATACCTACACCTTAGATATTGATAACACCGTTATCACCAGTAACGACACTGGAACAGTAACATCAACAATGATTGCTAATGGAACAATAGTAAATGCTGATATTAACAATAGTGCTGCTATTGCTTTATCTAAGTTAGCAACTGACCCACTAGCCCGCGCTAACCATACTGGTTCACAGGCTGCTTCAACAATCTCAGACTTTGATACACAGGTACGCACATCTCGCTTAGACCAGATGGCTGCACCTACCGCTTCAGTAGGTTTAAATAGCCAGAAGATTACAGGTCTTGCCACACCAACTTCTAATACAGATGCTGCAACTAAGGCATATGTTGATGCTACAGCCACTGGGCTAGATGTTAAGGAATCGGTTCGTGTAGCAACTGCAGCCGCTGGAACGCTTAACACATCCTTTGCAAATGGGCAGACCGTTGATGGTGTAGTACTTGCTACTGGAGATAGAATCCTTCTTAAGAATCAGGCTTCTGCTCTTACCAACGGTATCTACACAGTTAATGCCTCTGGCGCACCAACTCGTGCAACCGATGCAGACGCTTCAATCGAAGTTACCGCTGGACTCTTTGTATTCATTTCAGAAGGTACTGCCAATGGAAATACTGGCTGGGTACTTACTACAGATGATGCCATTACTCTTGACACAACTGCACTAACCTTCACTCAATTCTCTGGCTCTGGCGCATTTACCGCTGGTTGGGGATTAACTCTTGATGGGGTCGACTTTGCGGTAGGTGAAGGCGATGGTATCACGGTCAACAACAATGACGTAGCGATTGATACTGCTGTAGTTGTTCGTAAGTACGCCTCACTCTTAGGAGATGGTGTTGCTACTGAGTACACCCTGTCACATAACCTTGGAACTCGTGACATCTTGGTCTCGGTCTATGACGCCGCAACTTATGATGAGGTGGTTACAGATGTCTATCACTTTACTACAAGTAGTGTAAAGATAGGCTTTGCTGTTGCTCCAGCATCAAATGCTTACCGTGTAGTAGTACACGCATAAGGGGAAAATAGTTTATGTCTAAAAAGGTACTAGTACCGATAAACCTACTGTCGGTATCAGCAGACCCCGCAGGGGATAACGCTGGAGATATCTATTACAACTCGATAGTTAAATCGTTAAAGGTATACGACGGAACAGTCTGGGTCACATTTGCGAAAGCAAATTACGGATTCGCAGAGGGCGGTGCAGTAACCTCAGTATATGGGGCTATGACACCGCTAGATGGTGGAGCACCCGCTACCACTAGTTACGAAACCTATGTCATCGACGGTGGGGGAGTTTAAATCATGCCAGTACATATTCAAATGCGACGAGGGTCTGCTTCCGAGTGGACTGTATCCAACACACTTCTTGCTGAAGGCGAGATGGGTCTTGAGTTAGATACTGGCTATTACAAATTTGGTAATGGCGTAAATAACTGGGGAGACCTGTCGTACTCACAAGTAAGTGCTGAAGTTGTTGAAGACATTATCGGCGCAATGGTCGACTCTAACACCGAAACAAACATTACCGTTACCTACAACGATACCACTGCTAAATTAAACTTCTCATCTACAAGTGATGTCACTATCAGTAACGTACAGACATTTAGCAATAAATCAATTGCATTAGGTAGTAATACCGTTACTGGAACTCTTGCCGAATTTAATACGGCGCTAACTAATGCGGACTTTGCTACGCTTACTGGTTCTGAGTCTCTTACTAATAAGACTATAACTAGCCCTATCGTTACTGGACTTACCTTAAATGATTCAAGCATTGTTTTTGAGGGCGCAACTGCTGATGCCTTTGAAACCACACTAACAGTGACAGACCCTTCAGCAGACCGCACTATTACTGTCCAAGATGGTTCAGGAACTCTAGCATTTACATCCGATATCCTAAGCACCATCGCATCCACAGACGATGTCCCAGAAGGAAGCAATCTCTACTTCACTAATGAGCGGGTAGATGACAGAGTAAACGGCCTTATTGTTGATGGCGCTGGTATTACTAAGACCTACGATGATGTGGCTAACACATACACGCTAGACATTGATGCAACGGTAGCGCTTCTCGAATCCCCATCATTTACAGGAACAGTAGGCGCAGTAAACTTAACGCTTTCAGGAGACTTAACTGTTAGTGGAACTACAACTACCATTAACTCTACAACAGTTACTGTAGATGACAAGAATCTTGAATTAGGTTCAGTAGCATCTCCAACAGATATAACTGCCGCTGGTGGTGGTATCACACTTAAGGGCGCAACAGATAAGACCCTTACCTGGTTGTCTGCAACAACATCATGGACCTCATCTGAAAATCTAGACCTTGTTGCAGGCAAGGTATTAAAAATTGCTGGAACATCCGTACTTAGTGGTTCTGCCCTTGGTTCAGGTGTAACTGGGTCATCTCTTACATCTGTAGGAACAATCTCCAGCGGTACTTGGACTGGAACAGCCATTGCAGTAGCAGATGGTGGTACAGGTTCTACTACGGCTTCTAATGCTAGAACAGCGCTTGGACTTGCGATTGGTTCGGATGTACAGGCTTATAACTCAACACTAGCAGCAGTTGCAGGAAGCACCTATACAGGTGATGATGCAATTACTACCCTTGGAACAATTGCCACAGGTGTTTGGTCTGGCACAGAGGTTGCAGTCAATAAGGGTGGTACAGGTTCTACTACGGCTTCTAATGCTAGAACAGCGCTTGGACTTGCGATTGATTCGGATGTACAGGCTTATAACTCAACACTAGCAGCAGTTGCTGGTGCTACCTATACTGGAAGTGCCAGCATTACTACTCTTGGAACCATTGCCACAGGTACATGGTCGGCTACAACAATCGCCCTAAATAAAGGCGGAACAGGTGCTACCACTCAGGCTACTGCAGCAATTGCTATTCTTCCATCCCAAGGAGCAGCATCAGGAAAATACCTAACATCGAATGGAACGGATGTCGCATGGGCTACCGTTGATGCTCTACCATCTCAAACTAACTACTCAGGATTCTACTTAACAACAAATGGCTCATCAGCATCCTGGGCAGCCATTACCACCGACCCAATCCCACAGGTACTTATGCTTGGTGGAATGTAGTTAGCCGTACAAACAAAAAAACCCAAAGTACAATACTCAAAGACTAATAAAGGAGCCTCATGGCAACAGCATACAAGGTGCTAGGACAATCTAACCCCTCAGCAACTACAGCAACAACCCTCTATACAGTGCCGAGTGCTACCGAAGCGGTGGTATCCACCATAGCAATTTGTAATCAGGCAGGTGGTTCTGGTACATATCGCCTTGCGATTCGTAAAGCAGGTGCTGTACTAGCCGCTGAACAGTACCTAGTCTATGGCGCAACAGTTGCGGCCAACGACTCAATTCTCCTTACACTAGGAGTCACTCTTGCAACTACTGACGTGGTTACAGTCTACTCATCCTCAGCAACCATGTCCTTCTCATTATTTGGAAGCGAAATTTCCTAGTGGCAACAAGAAAAGCGAGTGATTCTAATTTAACTGGCAAAAGATATACTGATGCATCTGCTGGTAC